CTCGCATTAACTTACCGATTCCAAGCTGAATAAACGAGTCAACAGAAGGCTCCGCTGCGATAGACCGTAAGGTCTTCGCATCCTTGGGAACCAAAACGACCTTATTGCCGTTACTCACACAATAGAAGCCCCGTTGAAAGGACTTCCAAAGTGTTATCTCCTCCAAAAGAGGGGAGAAAAGAGTAAGGCAGGGGCCTGAGCCAGTAATAGGCTCGAGGTATTTTTCGTACACTGAAGTACGGGGGTTACGAATGCTAGTAGTAGCACCCGGTCCCCATCGACAGAGCTCAGATAAACGAGTAGACGGAAAGCGCCCCAAAATGCGATGGATCCGAGATTTCGTCATCGAAACGATGCGATCAATCCCGGGGCCTGGGTAACGAAGCCCAGGATCTCCATAGTAAACGGAACGCCAACGTTTATTCGTCTCTGAACACTGCGACTCCCCGCTCTCGAACCTCTCGAGCGCTACCTTTCGCTTGTCAAAGCTCGTCGGTAGAAAATCCGCCTTGGATAAGAGCTTCGTGGCCTGATAGGCTTTGAAGAAATCCTTAGCGTTTTCGAACCAACTTGCGTCTATCGGAAGCCCTTCTGCGATCAGATCCCACTGCTCGTATCTTAATAAAATACGAACGGAAAGAGACCTGGCACAGTCGAGCTCCTCCAATAGTGACACGCAAAGAGATAGAGTGGTCTCCATCGCTTCCCGCTGAGCGAGTAACGATGATGAGGGCATGAAACCAGCCCTCATATTCCATCACTCCTAAACGAAGAGTAAGGCGAGGGACTGATCGCATTAACCTTGCTATCAATCCATTCATACAAACTTCCGTTTTGGGAAAGGATATAGAAATCCTCTTCAGTAGCTAGAAAGTACTGCTGAAATGACTTAACGAAGTTAAGGAGTCCAGTAACACCTTCTGAGATACGAAGAGGACCCCATAGTACCTCGATGAACTCTAAGTCACCGTGGATATGATAGGAGAGAGTGATCTCGCCTTCATAAACTCGGAACTCGGGGTTAACCGGGATACGTGTGGGAGGGACATCGGAGACCGTCTGATGGAGATTTACTTCCATCAAAAAATATCCGGGTCCTTTTCTAGTAGTCTTAAACATACTAACCTTTCTAGGGCAAAGCCCTAATGGTGGATGAACTCAGTTAGGGATTCGTCTCACGACGAACGCGAAGGTACACACCCACGCGCGGTTGACTCACGTCGGCCACGTATAGGAAGTGCACCAATCGCTCACTTGCGTGTTTTGGAAACCAAGAACACCCATCTTGAAGAGGTCAGCCCGATTTTGGCTGGTACTCCTCGCTGATGCGATGAACTTGATGAACATAGCACACTCGTAACCCTTGATTGCGGCGGGCAAAATGCCCGTCACAGTCGAGTTCGAGACCGTCTCAAGAACCGGCTGAACCATCCGGTAGTCGAGAACAAAACGGCCGCGGCCAGCATTCACGTCTTTGGACATGTTTGCTGCGGCAGTGATCGCACCAAAGCCAATTGGAACCCCTGAGGGGTTACTGGCCGCAGTGCGGTCCTCCCAGCGAAACACGCCATTGATCGCGTTTGCGACAGCGTACGTGTGATTGACCGGGGTGCCTAGGGCATCCGCGATCGTCATGTTGGCATAAGCCGCCATGATTTTCCTTTCAAAGAAAGTAGAGGCTCGTTCGAAGAACGGTCACCTCGTTAAGGATCCTAGCTGAAACTAGTTCCCGTGGCTACTTCTTAGAAAAGGCTTGCGTTAAGAGCGCTAAAGCGTTCCATACATGAGCAGT